CCTGACCTTCTCCGCCGCTGCGACCATCGTTGCGGCATCCGGCCTGACCATGCCCGCGTTCACACTGGGCGGGGCAGTCTCCGGTGGCGGCCAGACCATCTCCGATGCCAATGTCACCGTCGGCGCATCACGTACCCTCGACGTGTCTGCCGGTACGCTCACCCTTGCTGCCGACCAAATCAGCGGCGACAAAGTAGAGGGCGGCACCATCAACGCCGTCACCATCAACACGCTCACACTCGGCACGGGCCTGACCGGCGCAGACAAACCCTTCACCGACGTAGGCGATGTCACCTTCCATGCAGGCTCAATCGTTGCGTCCGGTAGCACCAATGGCGACACCTTGCTGTTGCGGGCGAACGACACGACGTTTATCCCGCTCACCACGGGCGCGACCGACGCCATGACGATAGCGAACGCGACCATGAGCGGTACATGGCTCGCCTCCGGCACAGTGACCGTACCGGCCTTGACGCTCGGTGGCGCAATCTCCGGCAACGCTCAGACAATCAGCAACGCCAACGTGACGGTCGGGGCATCACGGACTCTGGACGTGTCCGCTGGCACTCTCACGCTTGCAGACAACCAGATAAGCGGCGACAAGGTGGAAGGCGGCACAATCGCGGCCATCACGATTACCGCGCTGACGACAAGCGGGCTTGCGGCTGCTGGCGCTATCACGGTCAAGCCGTCCGGCGACACCGACGACTACATCACGTTCGCTACTGTGTCCAACGTCCCCGTTATCTATGGCACAGGGGCATACCTGAGCATAGGCGACGCTGCCACTACGGGCCATTCCCTTGCCTCAGAGGACGACCTGCTGATAACGGGCAAGCTGGAAGTTGACGGGGCGGCGTACTTCGACGGAGACGTGACGCTCGGCACTATGGCAATCGACGCCGACTCCGGCGCGGTGACCCTGGTGGACATGAGCGTGACGGACGCTCCGGCTGACAACACTGAGGAAAGCCTGCTGTTCAAGATTGACGGCAACACGTTCGTCAAGTTGTACTCACAGGCTGATTCTGCGGGAGCAGTCGATACCATGTCCGTGCAGTTGCAGCAGGACGTGATTGTGTCGGCGGGCAAGTCCATCACGGGCTTCAATGCGAAGGTCGAAAACCACACCGCCGACGACATACTGACCCTTGCGGAATCCGGCTCCATCCACACCAACTACGGCGACGACGGAGCCTGCACACTGACGCTTCCCGCTTCCGCAACGGCGGGCACTACGTTCAAGTTCGTGGTCGGCGTGGCACAGGAATTGAGAGTCGAAGTCGCGGCGGCTGCCGAGTCCTTCATCGCCAACGGCACGACTACCACTGACGACGGCGGGGGCGACCTGTACTTGGTAGCCGACGACGAAGGCGAGATGGCAACGTTCGTCTGTGTCGCGGCAGGCAAGTGGCTGGTGGACGTTGTTGGCACGTGGACTGCGACGCAGCCATAGGAGACACATGATTCTTGTGAATCCGGCTCTCAGTCAGAAGGTGAACCCGCTTCTCGGGGCGACCAGCAAGGTCTACGGCTTCGGTAGCAACGCTTGTTTCAAGTGCGTGAACGTGGGGGGCGCAACGCCTACGACGATGGTAGACACAAGCGGACGGGGCAATCACGGGGCGTTCTCGGACGCCCCTACGGTTGCTCAGACCGCGAGAGGACTGTGGACGTACCAGTTCGTGTCGGCGCAGACCAACTACGTGACCGTACCCGACATCACCGAGCTACTAGGAGCGACCGCTGCGACGTGGATGGCGTGGGTGAGGAAGGATGCGTATGTAGCGAGCCAGTGTATAGGGAGTGACTTTGCGGCTGGTGCTGGCAATATCCGTTGGTACTTTGGGTTTGAGAACGCGCAGAATCGTTGGCGTTGCCTCGTGGGGGATGGCACCACATCAGCGGCTATTCTAGTGGACTCAGTGTTCACAACTGGCTGGCATTTCGTCTGGTCGCGCTTCACTGGAGGTAGTGCAACTGGGTTAGAGACTGGTTGTGACGACTCAGTAGCAACGCCAATGTCAGTAACAACAGTGGCTGCGCTAGGTTCGGGTGTCAAAAACCGCACCTATCTTGGACGACTGGACACAAGCTACTCCTCCATCACCCTCGGCGCACTCGCCATCTTCGCCTCTGCCAAGACGGATGCAGAGATTCTACAGTTCAAAAACGCGACTCGACCGTTGGTAGGGGCCTAGAGAATCCCGACGCGGCGCACCAAAACCTATTGACAACCGTACAGTCGTCATGTACGCTCGTTAGTATCTCGATGGAGGGGGAGTACATGAGGTTATTGACTGGCGTACTGGTTCTGCTGGCGGCGCTCGTACCGGGAGTGGTGAGCGCGGATGTGACGCTGAGTGGTGACATCGGGGCCGCGACCATCCGAGTCGAGGGCGAAGTCACCGGCGTGGACTATGACGGGTACAGCGTATTCGCGAACCATGACGGGTACGCGCTCGTCTCGGTATTCGACGCCACGGAGCACGAATCGCTCACCATCTACGGGGACACGGGGGCCTACACCGTCGAAGTGGCGGTCAACTCTCAGGCAGAGGACATCACACTCTCGGAGGCGCAGCCGACCACGAAGGTGCGGGCTGACGACGACGGTGGGCCGAGCATCGCGCAGTTGGACGCCGAGGCGTTCCTTGACTCGGTTGACTGGACGAACAACGAGGTGTGGAAGTGGAGTTGACAACCGAGGAGCGCGAAGGACTGCGGCAACAGATAGCACTCGACCAGGCATCGGTTGACCGTATGTGGAATCACGTGGATTCCATGCTGCGGGAAATCGCGAGCCTCAAGGCTCACATCGAAGTGAACGAGCGGCAACTGAGAGAGTAGACCAACCGTGCGAAGGGCGGAACAGGGGGCCATCGCGGCCCCCTTTCTGTTGTAGGAGCGTATGGCATCAACTGACACATTGACGTTGAAGGTGAACCCGACTTCGGTCACGCTCGCGACCATCACGGTTGCGACCGCCGACTTCGGCTACACCATACCGTTCATCGTTCAGGACTCGACCGGCACGGCGCTGAATATCTCGACCTACACCGTCACCTTGAAGGCATGGCTCCCGGCGACGCCGACCGTGTTCGTTGTGAACGACGCGACCACGCAGGACACACCGGCCTCGGGCACCTGCCACTACGTCGTGGTGACGGGCGACTTCGATACTGCCGGCATCTACCTCGGCAAGCTCGTGCTGACGAAGACGGGCGAAACGCTATCGACCGAGACGTTCGCCGTCGTCGTCCAGACGAACGCAAGCTCGTACTGCGCGCTGGCCGATGTGAAGGATGCGCTGAACCTCTCCGGCACGACGAACGATGACCTGTTGACCCTGTTCATCCAGGCGGTTTCGACTGAGATTGACAACTACTGCGGGCGGTCCTTCGCACTGACCTCGGCCACCCGCTACTTCGACGGCGTCTCGGACGACCTGATTGTCGACGACCTGGTATCCGTGACCACCCTGAAGCTCGACACGGGCGGAGACGGTGTGTGGGAAACGACGCTGACCGAGGCGACCGACTTCCTGCTGTACCCGTACAACACGACCCCGAAGTGGCTCGTGAAGCTCACGGACGACTCGACTGCCTCAGACCTCGCCGCGGGCGTGCGCAAGGGCGTGGAAATCGCGGGTACGTGGGGGTATTCGACCGTACCCGAGCCCGTGAAGCAGGCCGCGCTCATGCAGGTCTGCCGCTTGTACCGGCTGTCACAAGCAGGCTTCGGCACGGAAGTCGGCACCCCGGACATCGGCACGGCGACCGTCTTCCAGGGTCTGTCGTCTGATGCGAAGCGGATGCTCGCACCATACGTGAGGCCGTATGCCTAGCGGCTTCGTGGACGTGAAGATTGAAGGGCTGGAAGAGCTGCACCGCGACCTGACGACGATGGCCGACCACATCAAGCCGTCGGCGCTGCAGTTGATATTGAAGAAGATTGCCGCTCCCTTTGCGGCGAAGTTGCTCCCGCTGACGCCACTCGGACCGACCGGGAACCTGCGCAAGGGCGTCCAGGCGTGGAGTCCACGGATCACACCGAACCGGCCTCACGCGATGGCGCGGGCTGGTATCCGGTACAAGGTCGCTCCGCACGCCGGACTGGTCGAGTACGGGACCAAGGATAGATACACGAAGGCCGGAGCGTACCGCGGGCGCGGCCCCGCGCGCAACTTCATCTCTCCTCTCGCAGAGCGCGAGTTGCCCGGTATGTTGAAACAGGCCATCGACGCCATCTGGGAGCGCATCTATAAGGACTGGGGCGGGCCAAACATGACGAGTGGTGGGCAATGAGCATCGAAGCCATAGGAACCGGCATCAAGACGAACCTCGGGAGCGTGACGGGGCTGAAACACATCTACGCCCCGAACGAAACCCCCGAGTCTGTCAACGAGTTCCCGGCTGCTGTCATCCAGCACACCGGCACCAACTACGGCATTACGATGGGCGGCGACTCGGCGCATGACCGGCACGAGTTCACTATCAAGGTGTTCCTCACGAATCAGGACTCCCCGACCGCCTTCAACGCGCTGCTGGACTACCTCGCCCGGACCGGCGACAACAGCATCGTGCAGAAGATACGCGCCGACCAAACGCTCGGAGGGACCGCCTCGGGCGTCACGGTTATATCGAACTCAGGGCAAAGCCTTATCACCTGGGGCGGCGTCCAGTACCTCGGGACCGAGTTCACCCTGGAGGTCTACGAATGACATTGAAAGCTGGCGTCAACGGGGCGCTGTATCTCGCGCAGTATGACCTCTCGGGCACGGTCAACAGGTTTGAGCCGTCGCTGTCCCGGCCATTGATTGACGGGACGTGCATGGGCGCGGCCGGCCGACAGTGGACGCCGGGGCTGCACGAGGACTCGTTCACCTTCGACGCCTTCTACGACCTGCCTGCCGACATCGGCACGGAATTGAAGGCGCTCCGCACGGCTACGACCGTGCACATCTGTTCTCTGTGCCTCGGCACGGCGCAGAGTGAGAAGGCCATCGCGGGCGAGGGCGCGTGGGCGGAAGACTTGCCAATGGACATCCCGGTCGACGGGCTGATCCGTGTGGCCGGTTCCTTCAAGTTCGAGAACCTTGCCCGGACCGGCTACATCCTGCACGCGAAGGAGGAGAGGTCGGCCAACGGGAACGGGACCGGCGTGGACGACCTGGCGCAGACGCTCGTCGGCGCAGAGGCGTACCTGCATGTCTTTGCATCCACACTCACTGACCTCGTCGTCACGGTACAGGACGACGATAACGCGAACTTCACCAGCCCTGCAACGCCAATCACATTCACTTCGGCATCCGGGCCGACCTCGGAGCGCAAGGTTGCCACCGGCACCATTCAACGCTACGTGCGCGTGACGTGGGCGGGCACATGGACAGGGTCTAAGAAAGCGACCTTTGCCGTGATCTGGGCACGGCTGTAACACACATCGACCACGGACAGCAAGGGGCGGCGGATAGCCGCCCCTTCTTTATGGAGGTAGGCAATGGCTCTCATACCCGGTAATGACGCGGTACTCATCCTCACTGACGGCGGCGACGGGGCGCGCACCCTGTCGGCCTATGTCAAGAAAATCACCATGAACTTCAAGGCCCGGACGCTGGTTGACACGACCTGCATGGGCGACGCTGGCCGGACGTGGACGCCGGACGACCTCGAGGACAACACGTTCACCGTCGAGTTCTGTGTCGACGACGGCACCAATACCGTGTGGGCCACGCTATTCGACCCCACTGTGGGGCTCCGGGTAGCGACCGCTGCCAAGGCCTTTGAAATCGGACCCAAGGGCACGACCGCAACGTACCCGAAGTTCAGCGGCACCTGCTGGCTCGAGGACGCCCCGATACCCGTTGCGGTTGGTGAACTTGTGATGTGCACCGCCACCTTCAAGGTCGAAGGCGCTGTCACCGATGCGGCGTATTCAGCATGAGGATAGGCGTAGAGCGCGTCACATTCGACTACCGCGGGCAGGAAGCATGGGTTGAAGCCCGCAAGCCTACCGCCGGGGAACTGCTGTCGTTCGCCAAGCGTGCGGGCGACAACGACGCGGCGCTTGACGCCTGCTACGGGTTGCTGGATTCCGTCGTCGTTGGCTGGAACTTCGAGGACGCCAAGGGGAAGCCTATCAAGGTGAACCCCAAGAACATCCGCGCACTGCCATCTGACCTCTTGGTGGCGATCGTCACCAAGACACAGGAGGCGTGCGTGGGAATCCCTTTAGCGCACAGAAAACCCTCGACCGGGCAATCATCGTCGGAGACGTAGCGCCTCCACCGGAGTACGTCCAGGCAGAACTCTGCCGCCTGTTCCATTGCCTGCCTTCACAGTTGGAATCCGAGCCTGCCGACGTAATCCGGTATGCGGCGTGGCTCATGCACGCAGACGGTGTGAGAGCCAAGGAAATGCAACGACAAGCGAGACGACATGGCAAAGGGTAACGTACAAGTCACGCTGACCGCCAAGGACGAGGCGAGCGCGAAGATAAAGCACGTAGCCGACAGTGGCGCGAACCTCACGACGGTGTTCCGTGACATCGCCCTCGCTGCCGCGACCGCTGCTACTGCTATGGCTGCCGCCTTGGGCAAGATGCTCAAAGACTGGGGCGCGGCTGGGGATGAAGTCGCCAAGATGGCGAAGCGGACGCAGTGGAGCGTCGAATCACTGTCTGAACTGGCCTACGTTGCCAAGATTTCGGGCACGGAACTCGGGCAGTTCGAGCTTGGCACACGGAAGCTATCGAAGGCCATCGTTGACGCCTCGGACGGTCTCGCTACCTACAAACGCGACTTCGACAAGCTGGGCATATCGCTCGACGACCTCCGGCGCATGGGCATCGAGGACCAGTTCTGGACGGTCGCAACTGCTATCGCCGAACTTGACGATGCGACCGAGCAATCGGCCATCGCCCTCAATCTGTTCGGCCGGACCGGCACGAACCTGTTCCCGATGCTCGCAGAGGGCGCGGACGGCATCGCCAACTTGCGGCAGAAGGCGCACGACCTCGGCGTGACGTTCGATGAGGAATCGGCCAAGTCTGCCGAGGACTTCATGGATGCGATGCTCGACCTCAAGACGGCCGTCGATGGTGTCAAGTACGCCCTCGTCAACGACCTGGCCCCGGTCATAACCGGCTTCATCGAGAATCAACTGCTGCCGGCCATCGCCGAAGTGCGGAACTTCGCCAATGAGAACGAGTGGCTTGTGCAGATGTTCCGCGACCTGGCGACCGGAATCGGCGTCGTGATTGATTGGCTCGGCGACCTCATTGAGAAATACCGGCAGGTTGACGACGCGGTGCCCGACTGGCTCAAGAAGTTCAATCCGCTCAATGTCGTCACCGGCGCGGCCGGCCGCGAAGCGGGCAAGGAATACCGCGACCTCACCGGCACCAGTCTCCCCGGCCTGCTCCCCGGCATCGAGGAAGCCTTCGGCTCTCAGGCAACGGCGGCGATGGCTGGCAACACGTCTGTCTCGAATGTCGCTGTCACCATCAACGGCAACGTCATGGGCGACGAGACGGCAATCCGGCAACTCGTCAAGGAACTGGAGCCGTACATGGCCGAGAATCAGCGTCGTTCATCCTTTGCCCCCGTCAATACGTCTGGCTACTACGCCGGGAGTTCGTCGAAGTGAGCACGACCCTGGAGTTCATGGTCGACTGGAACGCCGCGAACTGGCTGGACACGCCCGACTTCTCGGAGGCCATCGACGACATATCAACCTACGTCAAGGCGTACCAAATCACAAGAGGCATGGCCGTTGAACAGGGCAATACGCCCGCCGGGACCATGCAACTGACGCTCGACAACTCCGACGGGACGTTCTCGCCGGTCAACACCGGGAGCACGCTCACCGGGCTCATGCGCCCGTGGCTGCCTGTGCGATTCCGGGCGACCGTTGGCGTCACGACGTA